GTTTGAGCTGTAATCCCACTCAATAACCCCACGGTTAACAACAAGACGATGCTGGTTAAAGACAGGTTCAAGCGCGTCAATGATACGGTCTTCTTTTCGCACATTTGCCCGCACTTCTTCAATGTGCACCCTTTGTTTTGTCTGTTGAATATGTTTTTTAAATAGTTCACTTACTATTCCATCTCCAAAGTTTGTCTCTACTACAAGAGTTGTAGCGTTATATTTCTTGCAGCCTTTTAATATATCGAGCAAGGTCGAATCTGAATACCCATCTCTGTAGGCTCGCACCTCATGTAGGTATAGAAAGCCATTCTTCTGGGAGATATAACAGGCTGCTGTTTCGTCTGATCCTCGTCCACTGGGGTCGACTGAGCAGATTGTTTCCGAATATGGAGTCCACTCTCCCTGTAATTGCATGGGTGAGTAGAAGAAATCTCCTGGTAGTCCGACTGTTGGCAGATCTTTGATGATATTTTGTGGATCGGAGCACCATATGACATTATCGGGTGCTTCAGTAGGATTAACACTGGTAACAACAAGGTCAGCCATCTTAAGAGGGAACTTCTCAGCGTCACTGAGAGATGTATCCAGCATGAACTGAAGCATGAAGTTACTACGTCCCATGGATGACTCTCTTTGTAGGAGGTCATCGTCATCAAACCTGTCAGGGTCGGTTGAATCACCAGCTTCTGCGCCATGATCTATGTCTTCTTGTAATTGTGGTGCTATTAATCCTTCGTATGGTGTAATGTCTTTGGGATATCTTGCCGGCCAGACAAATGGTCTATAAGACCGCTCTGCCAACTTACGATAAACAGTAAAAGTAGTCTGAGGAGTCCCGAGATACATAATACGGCTATCGTCTTTCGGCGTAAGGATTGATTCGGCTTCTGTACAGAGTTGAAGAAGTTTTTCACGCATCAACTCCGTCATACTGTTTCCTGGCACCTCGATATCGTCCAGAATCATTAGGTCTGCACGACTTCCAGTCATTTGACCAGTAATACCGACTGACTTTACTGAGGGTGCTTGGTGAGGTGAACATAAAACATCAAAGGATATACGTGACCATCTAGCATCGTCTGACTTAGGTCTTAGATGCTTTAGCCATGGTGTTTCGATAATTAGCTTCTGTAGAAAGATGCTCATGTTGTCTGCTCGTTCCTTCGATGCAGAAATTATCATTATTTTTTTCTCCGGATCTTTAAAAAGGGTCCATAACACAAAAGCACCAGTAATCCAAGATTTACCTACACCTCGAAAGGCTTGAATCTGGAGTCTCTTCGGTCCGTCTTGTAGGTAGTCTGCGATGGCATATTGTGCTCTTGTTGGAGAAGGTAAGTCAAGCTGATCCCACAATGCCTGTAGGAACAGCTTAAAATCGCCCTGAAGGGCTGTTAATGTATCATTCATACGAATGTGTATAGATTATGTATTTAAGCCCTTAAGGAAGCGTGTAAGCCTATTCTGACCTTTTTTCTTATTAGCTCCTGTAGGTGCTTGTAAACGAGCGATATCAATTCCTGTATTACTTAAATCTAATGCTGCTGATGCACCATCTCCTACAACAGGTATCCAACCGATAGCTCCACTTAAAGCAGCTATACCAGCTTGGTCCCATCTACCACGCTTTAAATAGTCCCAAGATTCTTTACCAGACAATACTACGTCTAATCCTGGAAGGAATTTAGCTGCGGATTTAGCACCCCTTTCAGCTACTAATTGAGTTATTTGTCTAGCTACTCTTGCTTGAACTTTTGGATCTTGTAGAGCTTTTGAAGTTCCATAGGTTGCAGCTCCGATAGCAGCTCCCCCATAGTTACCTGTACTTAGGTTTACACCTATGTTTGCAAGTTGATCTGCATTTCTACCAAATTTAGTTATACCTGAGTAGTCTTTAACATTTTCTAAACTTTTTAGGAATCCGTTCTTACCGTTCTTACCGTTAACAGTTAGACCGTTACCGTTTTTACCGTTAGTTCCGTTAGTTCCGTTATCATTTTTAGCAACATAATCAACTTTATAGGTTTCTGGCGGATTATTAAGAACATCAGATATTACATTCCATTTGTTAGTTTTATTACTTCCATAAATAGATTTCAAAAACTTAGATCTTTTAGCAGCAAGTTCTTGAGCCTTAACTAATTCAGGTGGTTCACCACGCATAATACGGTTTCTTGTTTCACCACTTGTAGGATCACCAACTCTTTCTGTCAAACCAGCTTCTACATCAGCAGCTTGTTTAGCGGAAGTAACCATACCAGCTTCTTCAATACGTTGTTTCTTCCCTTTGTATTCTTTTCCTTGATCTGCAAAGTTTTGTGCTTCAGACTCTGGATATTTAGCATGTGGAGATTCAACAGCATATTTACCATAAACGGAATCAGTATGACCTATCGTTGATTTTCCTGGAAAAAAGTCTTGAGCCTCTTTTAAAGCTACGTCTATATCTTTATTTTCTTTAAGAGCTCTGGCAACTTGTTCATTAATAAAAGCTTCTTTATCATAAACCTTGCCACTCATTTCAAAGGTATTATCGTCACCTACTAGTTCATTAAATAGATTTTCAAAAGCTGTACGTAATTTACCAGCATATCTATTTTGATTGGTTCTAATTTGACCAACTCTACCGGCTGAAGATGTATTAAGAACCGCAGTATTTACAAAACGCAGTCCATTTTTACCTTTATCTTTAAAGGTTTTTTGAATACCATCTATAAATATCTTTGGTAACCCTGCGGTTGATAATTTTCCTTTAGCTGTTTTTTTCCCAGATCTCTTTAATTTATTTAGTAAAAACTCTCTAAGGTCAGCACTTTCACTTTCAGTTATTCGATAGGCACCATCTTCTAGTTTAAATCTTGCCATAAAAAAAGCACCCTTTCGGGTGCGGATATATTTCTTGAGTGGATAAGTTATGCAGCGATATGATCGCTTATCATCTGTTCTCTAGTAGGTCGGCATCCAAATGTCTCTCGACACCATCCGAGCCAATGGCTACTACCTTTGCCTTGGTTGCATTTCTGACAGGCGGGAACAACATTCGTTGTAAGATCTTCTCCACCTCTGCAACGAGGTTTGACATGATCGAGTGTAAGTTCGTGTAATTCATAAGATTTTCCGCAATAAACACATGTACAGTTGAAGTGCTCTTTAATAGCTCTTCTCCAGAGCTTTTTAGCGTCAGGACTTGTCATGGTTATTAAGTTGTATAGATAATGTTTTGGGCTAGGTAGTAGAGGGGTCATTTACGTATCTTGAGTCTGCTTCTTCGGTTGATTGATGGGCTTTGGAGTCTTCCTTTGGTACTACTCCCCTTATAGTGAGCAGCGTCTTTCCCATCTCTATTTCCATAGGTTCCAAGTTTCCGATTAAGTTTGTTTGCATTGACACGTATCTTTAATCCCTTTTTTGTTTTGTTGTACGCTTTTTGTTGAGCTTTGTAGTTACCGTTTGCGTACTTAGCTCCTTTGTTTGGCATAAAGTCTTCTCTTTACTAACTCTGGATCTATTTCTGGTAATACATTCGCCAGTTTGTTTAATGGGTTGCCATCATATGCAACACCACTAATATCGTTTGACTTCAGCCAATCACAGGCTGCTTTTAAGTCTTGAGTAGTAGCTTCTCCGCTTTTAACTCTCTTTAAAAATTCTTCTGTGACTAACTGGTGGAGTTCATTGAACTGTTCTTCAGTTGCCTTTTTCATGCTTTCCTTTTTTTCTTTTTCTTTTTCTTCTCAGCTTTCCTTATCTTTAAGATTTTATTTTTCATGTCCTTATATCTTTCAGGATCAAGGTTGTAAATATAATCAGGAAATCTAGAAGTTTTGATCTTTAAGATATTATTGGCAGCCATAATTAAAGACCTAAGCCTTTTTTAACTATTGCTAATGCTTTATCATCTAATTCGTTATCAGTCTGTTCTACTAACTTTTCAAGTAATTGAACTACAAAAGTTTTAAATTTAGGGCTTTTTAAACCAGTTAAAACGAGTGGTTTTAGGATTGCTAACATTTTCTTTTTTTACTAATGATTTGATTGGTACTACGTCAGAACACATGTGATATACACGAGTTCCAGGTAGCAGGGTAAACCCTGATTTTTGTAAGGACGCACATCGTGTTGCCCTTGTAAGCTCATAGTCGAGCTTCATTTTTTCTTCTTGTCTTGCAGCCATTCTTCTGCATTGCTCTAAGCCACGCTTATCCAGAGGAACCATAAAGTTAACTTGGAAACCCCAGTTCTCAGCTAACGTGTAGCTAGAGGGGTTCATCCCAAGTTCATCATCTATCTCCCATGGTTTGGTATGGTTGCCCATATAAAAAGGTGAGAAGGTCATAGTAGATCCGTTACAGCTTATGTTTCCGCCGTACTGTTGACGACTAGGTGCTCCATTATTTTGAAATTGAACAGCCTGATTCGTAACGTTTCCAGTCGCAGCAGCTACTGGATTACTAACGTTATTAGTCTCTGGATCTGTCTCTGCGTATGCCGGAGTTATTGTGAGAAGACTGAGTAAGAAGTAGTAGTGGAATCTGTGTCTATAGTGCGGACGGTATCTATTGTTTCGATTAGTCCTGCTGCTCTTTCTGTTATCTCTAACTGAAAGTCTGCTCCAGCTGTTGTCAAACTGAAGGTTGTAGCAGTATCTGCAATATCTCCTGAAGCAGTTATATTTGTTCCTGACCAAGTTTTTACCTCGGCTCCAAATACTTCTTGATTTATTGTTTCTTGTATTGTTTGGGTAGTTGTTGTCGTTGAGGTCATACTCCCTTGTGTGAACTGAGGAGTTATTGT